CACCAGGGCGCTGGCCGCCCTTAAATGCTTTGATCGCGGCCAGCGAAATTACTCCCGCATAAAGCCTTATTCCTACCTTGTGATCCGCATCGGCCGCCGTTGGCGCTTGCTCAGTAAGAACGGCGGTCAGCAGTGGCGACTCATGACCCACGAAACCTATAACCAGGAATACCGCAAATGATTAGATCACCCATCAAATGGGCGGGCGGTAAAACCCGCGTGATGCCGGAGCTGCTGAAGCACTTACCAAAAGCTGATTGTTTAATAGAGCCGTTCGTTGGCAGCGGTACCGTATTTGTGAATACGGATTACCGCCGTTATGTTCTCTGCGATAGCAATCGCGCGCTGATTAACTTCTTTCTTCAGTTGAGGGATGACACAGAGCGTCTGATCGCTGTTGCCCGGGACATGTTCAAGCACGGCAACAGTAAAAGCTGGTATTACGGCGAGCGTGACCAGGTCAATACTCTGGCATGGGATGACTCGGAAAGGGATTGTTACGCGACGTTATGGGCGGCGTCTTTCTTGTACCTGAATCGTCATTGCTACAACGGCCTCTATCGTACGAATAAAGAGGGCGGCTTCAATGTCCCGTTTGGCAGCTTCAAGGCTCCGTACTTTCCAGAAGCAGAAATGCGCCTATTTGCCGAAAAGGCGCGGGATACTCACGCGCTCTTTCTTTGTAATGATTTTCGTACTTCTATTCCGTACGTCGCCAGGAACCGCCTGGACTCCGTGATTTACTGCGATCCGCCGTACATCCCGACTAGCAAAACAGCCAATTTTACCGCTTACGGCAAACCATTTACCCTGGACGATCACCGCGCTTTGGTTACGGCGCTACTGGACGTTAATCGCCAGCATGGAACGCGCTCGGTCATCTCGAATAGCGACACACCAGAAACACGCCAGATCTACTCCGCTTTCAATCTCCGCGCCTTCAGAGTTCGACGTTCCGTTAGCGCCAAAACCCGCGATATGGCCGGTGAAGTGATTGGTGTGCTTCGTGTGTGCGATTGCTGCGGTCGTTCTGGTGGTGGTTGCTGCCCGGACTGCGGCCCGGTGATGGGGAACTCCACCTACAACGCAATGGCGGTAACGGGCGCTTTTGACGATCTGGAGGCTTTCTGATGGCTATCAAAAAAACACACGTCGGCACCGTCATAACCAAAGACGGCCCGAAGCTTAAGAAGCTGCACGCAACGGAAAAAATGTGGGTGGTCGGTACTAACGAGCTTTATCACAAAGAGACGGGGCGCCGTCACTTTGCAGAAAACACCCGGCGTCGGCTGCTTCTCGAATCAATTCGCCCAATTCAGGAGGCTAATCATGGTTAACGAAATTGACGCCGTGGTCACTCGGGTGATCGAGTGCTGGCCGATTCACGACTTATGGATGGTGGAAGTTGAGGTGATGGCCGGGGGGGAATACCTGCGCACTGATATCACCGTCAGCCCGAA